AAAAGGTTCTACCATATTTCTGAACTGCGCTCTTGTGAATTCATCATTAAACTCAAAGAGTTGAAATTTAGCAGCTGTTGCAATTGCCTTCTCCAAAACCAGAAACAATCTTCGTACATTTATACGATCAAATGCACTTGGTTTTGCTAGAGCTGTTTTATCACCAAACAAAACCACTCCTAGGCCTGGAAAATTAACAACAGGGTTTATTCTTGCACGATAAAGAATGTCTCTAGATGTCTTATTTGGATTAAATGACAATTTAATTGCACTACGAATATTTCCACGATTAAATCCGGCCGGTGAGAACCAAGGATCTGCTACTTGATCTGTGTTTGCACAAAGTCCAGCAGTGTCACCACATAATGGAACGTGACGGAAAACATCATTATACTTATCGTACATATATTTGTATCCACTGTCATAAACCATATATGAAGATGATGGACATAAATCAAATGCAATTCTTACATTATCGGTTTTAGTAGAATCAAGAGCAACACCGACAGTTGCGGAACGATAGGGAGAAACAAATCCTACGCAATCCTTTCTTGATTCCACAAGATCAGTAAGCATAGTAACATGCGTGTCTTGTGTAGTTTTTGTATCACCAGCACCTCCACCTTTACCACCAAGTACAAGATTTATGTCTAGATTTTCTGCATCATCAAAAAAATCATACGCAAGTTCCAGTTCACCAGCAGTTACAGCATAATCATCTGTTCCACCTGTAAGATTTACTACAGTAATTGTGGTTACAGCCGTATATGCAGAAGTTGTATCTGTACCCCAGTTAGTACCAGCAGCAATGTGATCTCCCCAATATATCCACGTAGATTCTCTAAAGATAACATTTGGATAATAGATACTGTCTCCCTGTGGAGATTTTGCCGATGGGTTCTTTGAACCTCGGAAAGTTTCTATTACAGAAGCTGACCGCTGACCCTTAGTATCATAATCATTACCAGTAATGTCTCCAGTTGTGTCATAAACTACGATAAAGAGCTCATCTCCTCCTCCACGACCATTTTGCACATTCCAATCTGATGTAGCGGGGCCAGGAGCACTATTTGAAGTAGATACTTCACTACTAAACTTATCATAGAAAGCCCAACGTCTTTTGATTTTTGAGTCATCTGCAATATCGTTTTGCAAACCAGCACCATTTGGATCACCATCCAGACGAATAGTAAGTGCATTTGTTGAATTGTTTATTGCTGTTACTTCATACTCGTTATAATCATCTATCGGTGTTTCGTTATCTGTATCTGAAAAGAAGGAAATTAAATCTCCAACATTAAATGCATAACCAGAAGCATCGGAATTATCAACTCCAACTTCAGTAGCGGCAGCAGAAAGTGCGCCATCAACTAGATTATTTGTACTCAAATCCTGTTCGTATGCAGTACCAGAAGGACATACTTGAATACCAATTGAATTGCCCCATGTTCCAGCCGTTTTAGCATACCAATCATTTGATGTGACCTGTCCATCACCAGTTTCGTTCCAGTAACTTGCCAGATAATGCTCATCATCACGAATCAGAACACCACTTGCTTCACCAGCATTAACAATTGCTGACGCTGGTCGAACAACTTTAAGTTGATCTGCATATGCTAAGAAACTAGAAGCAGTAAACCAAGATTCAAACTGATTGGTTCCTGCTTGAGGTTTACCAAATATTTTAACCAGCTCTTCCTCTGAACTAATAGTAGTTATAGAAGAAACTGGTCCTTTTTCGGCGGGCATTGCAATTGCACCTATGGATGTTGATACAGCAGGAACAACATTTGTTAGGTCAATCTCTTTTACTTGCACGCCAGGAGAAACTAGAAATCCCATTTGTTATACTCCTTATCTAAGAGTGTTTTTATGTTACAAAGATATTTATAAAAAATCAATTGTCTAAAATCATTTTTATAAGTGTTATAACATATAAATATTAACATGGTAAATGAACATTATGAAAAGTATAAAGACACTATCAAAAAGGTAGCTAGACGTAATTATCGTAAAAGAATCATACTATTAAATGATTTTTTAGCAGATAAGTCCTGTCAGCACTGTGGAGAAAGTGAAACAGTATGTCTAAAATTCTATCCCCACGATTCAGAGATACGTAAAATAACGAAACGAGTCGGGACTGGCGACAAGTCTCGACAAGAAATTTTTCATCTTATGAACAAATCTCATATTCTTTGCTCCAATTGTTGGATTAAATCAGATAATGATTTAATTGAATTTATTTAAAATTACCAATTACTACCATAATCTCTTACTACTGGGTTCCATCTTGTACCATATTCGTCTATAACTTCACCTATATTTTCATCTTCTAGTCCTGTAACAACAAAACCAAATGGAGCCATATCCTGCTCTAATGCATCCTGCTGCTCTCTCATCATGGTAGATCGAACATCGACATCTGTTAATTCCTTAAAATATTGTTGATCACTAGCCCACGCAAATAGGAATAAACAAGCTACCAAATCATCTGTACATCCCTCATCAGCCTCAAAAGAACTTCCTTTCACAATAAAAGTGGACAATTCACTAATCGTATCCAAATCTTCTATAATAATTTTGTTATCTTCAACCAATTGTTTTAAATTAGAACATCCTGTTTTCTTTACAGCTTTAGTAGTTCTTACCCCCAATTGTGCTCTACCCCCTGAGAACCCCCCTCCAAGGACTTGTCCTGCACGCCCACGCATGGAAGCCATCATCAGGTTGTCATACTCCAAATCAAACTGTAAAGTGTTTGCTACCTGTTCTCCTATATCGTTTACTTCCACCATAACAAATGCCTGATTATATGCTCGTGCGACATCATATATTTTACTGGGAAACAGTAGAGGTTTAATCTCATTATCCCTGTATTTTGCAACCAACTTATATGGTATTTGAGATATATCTATAACTGTAAAAGCAGAATAATCTTTTGATGTTCCTCTTGACACATCAACTGGTATGATATACGTGTGGTCTTTTTGGGGTTTTTCGTATTGATCTATCCCTGCATTGGACTTTATTGGAGCTCTATAAGTAAGTGTTCTAAGTTTTGCTGGTGTAATAAGAGTATCAATAGAACCTAAAAACTCGCACTCAAACTCTGTGTTAAACTGAGATTCAGAGGTATTCTTGATCGTTTCTTCTTTCCATTTAGCATCCCGGCCAGGAACTTCACTCCAATGAACCTCTATAGGAACATACGTATTCCTACCTTCCTCTGCATCTACCCACATTTTATAGAACATATTCATACCATGTGGTGTAGATACGATTATTACTTTACTCGTTTGACCAGAAGATATTGTAGGATACACTGAGGAAAAGAACTGTTCTGCTACATTAGCAGGTACGTATGCAAACTCATCAAGAAATATAATATTATAAGACCCACCCCTAACAGCACTAGCGCTTGTAGAAGAAGCCAATATTTTAGATCCATTTTCTAATTCCAAACTTCCCTTGTTCCATGTCATCACTCCTTGCTGCAACCATTTGGGTAGATGTTCGTATGCAAGCTGCAAACGTGATAGTAAATCACGAGCTACCGCAGCCTTATTTGCAAGGATTGCTACATTAACTGTTGCATTGAATAATACATAATGTAGAAGATAAGCAATAATAATAGTTGATTTTCCAGACTGTCGAGGTAATTTACAAATCGAGAAACGATTGTTGTGAAATGTGCCCACCATTTCTTTTTGAAAAGCGTACATATGAAAGGGAATAAGGCCTTTATCAAGAGAAACAATCTTTACATAATTTTCTATAAAATATTGTGGACTGTCCATACATTTTGTGTATTCCTCAACTTCTTCCTTTGTCCATTCCTGAGAAACATTTGCCTTCTTGAGATTGGGGTTTCCTAGATAGACAGATTCTGTCATTTTTGTTCCCTTATTAAGAAATTACAGGATATACTTATCCTTGGATTATCAGTAGAATTTTTAGCAACTGCATGTTCTAACCAAGATGGGAAAAATATAACCTCCCCCGGCATACTTTTTTCAGATCCCAATGTGTTAAAGTATTTATTCTTTAGAAAAAAGTGAGAAACATCCATATTTATTCTTACCCTTGGATCAATAAAATATAATGGTGCTGTATAAGTTTCTGTTACATAATAAGCACAAGACCAATGTGAATTACCATGAACATGGTTTAAATTATAATGCCCAAATCTATTTACATTTGCCCAACTTTGAGCTAACAAGATTTTTACATCATCTCTGTAAATTTCATTTTTTATAGATGAAACACACTTAAGCAAAAAATCTTTAATTTCAGAAAAGTCATTTTCTTCCAATATAGAGTCTTCACTCTGCCATCCACCTATATTAGAAATACTTCTACTTAGTTCACTTTTCTCTTTTTCTAGAAATATTTCTTTTATTTTAACGTTATCTATAATTTCATTCTTAAAAGAATAGATTTCAGTTGGCCATAACAAATTTTTTTTCATTTTATCACTGTGTTCCCTCAATTATAAAGTTAGCTGCTATACTTATTCTTGATGAATCAGATACATTTGTACCCACACCGTGTTCTAACCAACTTGGAAACAATATAACTTCTCCTGTTTTAAATGGTCTTTTTCTAATTACATTGGCATAAGGATCTTTTAAATAATGATGAGATCGATCCATTTGTTCGAATGGTCTTGGATCTTTTAAATAAAGATTTGCATCTCCTGTAGGTGTGACATAGTAAACACAAGACCAACTGGCTTCTTCATGAATATGAGGTAAAGTATACTCACCCGTTCTACTTATATTAGCCCAACTATTAATCATTCTAATTGTAGCACTATCGACATAAGTCTCACTCAATATTTCATTTACATAACGAATAAGGTATTTTTTTAAATTAGAAAATGATGTTCCAGTTTCAAGTAAATCCTTATTACTTTGCCAACCTCCTCCTTGTATTGGGTCAAACTTAAACCCCAACTCCCTCTTTTCTCTGGCCAGAATTTCTCTTCTCATTTGTTCATTATTCAAATCTTCAATTTTAAAAACAAACGTAGTTGTAGACCACGAATGAAACTTTTTTACATCAATCAAATATCTTCGCCCCCAGCTTTATCTTTCAAAATATTTTGTAATTCTTTTGTAGATCCCACAAATAATGCATTGGTTACATTCTTCGGTGCATTATTAGGAACTTCTTTGAGTTTCCTCATTTTCTCTTGTAAGTCTCCAAGTTTTTCAGTAACCTCTGCAACATTTTTGATGAGTTGTCCTGCCACTTCATAGGCTCTTGGGTGCTCACCTTCTTTGGCAAGCTCAAGTATCCCGTCAATAGCGACGGAACCCCGTTCAACCAGTTTGTAGAAGTTTTCTCGTTGGTATTCATAATCTTTCTCTACATCCTCCTCATTTTTATATTGTTGAGCAGTGACAGGTGGAGCTACTTTGACTGGCCATCCATGACCCATTGAGATATTGCCAGGTTTAACATCAACATCATCCACCCAAGGATGTTCAATTATATCTTGCTGTAATGGATCTTGTACAACACCTAATTCTTTATCTATTTTTTCTGTCATAATTTACCATTTAATTTGCTAGAGCGGTCCACCATTCATCTTATCTCTAAGCTTATTTACAAATTCCCATAATGTAGATATCTGTTTTCCGTGAATATCAATTTCTGATCGTTGTTTTACAGTTTCTACGTAAGTATCTCTACGATCTAATTCATTTTTAAGATGATCTAAATCTCTTCTGTTAGATTTAACTTCGGATTCTAATCTAACAGCCATAATTATTGCTCCAATGAGAAATAATATTTGGTGCCAATATTCTGCCAGCGCTTCCATAGGTTCTCCTAATCGGTTGTTCCAGAACGGCCAGGACCATCAGTATCTTCTCCAGTTTCAGTATCAAATTCTTGTGCATCTACAAAGAATGATGTAGTTTCATTAAATCCAAAATCATCGTCAGCTTCAGCTGTTTCTGGTCTTGGCGTTACCTTATATCTTTGTTCCCTTCTCGGTGAAGTGTCTTCTAAGTCTGTGTATTGATCAACCTGTACTGTCTTAATAACCTTACTAGAGGTAACAGGGCCATAAAGGTAAAACTTTGCAGTAAATGACAAAGTATATATAAGAGCTCTGCGTGTAGTAAAATCTCCCTGATAACTATCCTCATAAGTTATACTATTTAATATTATAGGAACATCTCTTTTAATTCCCATATCAGGTTGATCATTAATTGTAAAAGTATAGTCTGGTTGAAAATAAGGAAGAATTTGTTCCACTATCTGCAACGCATCATCAGATTGTTTTGCCATAATATATAATTCAATATCAATATTATAAGGGACTGGCATAAATTGTGTATCCAGTTGTGTTGCTTTAGAACCCTTTACCTTTTTAAATTTTTGAACCCGATTTAATTTACGGCCTGGATCGTATGCTAAATTTGTTATCTCAAAACCAATTCTTGGTAAAGTAATAGCAACTGTTTTAGATAAATCTGCATCCTCTCTTAAACGAACAAGAAATTTTTCTCTTGGGCCATAAGCAAGAGGAACCTTCATGGATTGAGATATATTTCCAGAACTATCTTTACGAACTAAATTAATATTATTAAACATTGATCCAAAAGAAACTATGACCTTTCTTATGGTTTCATGGTAGAACTG